CGACGGTCCACTACCGCTGCCCACTGTGCGGCCACCATCACCCCGCCAATGATGCGGCGATGAAAAAGCTCATCAGCACTTGCAGCTACTCGACCGAATACCCGAGCGCCGCCTACCACGCAATGGAGTTGCCCGAGCGGGTGGTCGGCAATCCGCCAGGCGTGCCCTACATTAAAAGCTATCACTGGAATTCGCTGGTAACGGTGCCGCTGCCGGAACTCGTCAAAGAATGGCTGACCGCGGACGCGATGCACAAGCTCGGCGACATCACTCTCAAAAAGCAATTTCTGCAAAAGAAACTCGCGGTCTATTACACCGATACGATGACTGAGCAAGTCGCCGAGCTCCAGCTGAGCGGCTACCAAATGGGCGAGGGCTATGCGGGCGAGACCGACCGGCTGATGTCGATCGATTGCCAGGAAGGCATCGGCGACGACACGCCGCACTTCTGGGTCGATGTGCGTGGCTGGATCGCGGGCTCTGGATCGAGTGGCCTGATCTGGGCCGGCCGCGTCGAGCTCGAGGATGATCTGGTCGAGATGCAGCGCACTCATGGCGTGCCCGCAAAATACGTAGTGGCCGACGGTCGTAATAAGACCGCGCAGGTGGCGGCGATGTGTGGCCGGCATGGCTGGGTGATGCTCATGGGCGACGACCGCGAAAGCTTCCCGCACCAGATCCGCAAGGGCCGCCGTAAAGAGACCGTGCAGAAGCCTTTCTCGAAGGTGCAGAAGTATGACGTGATGAAGGGCAAAGGCCCCGCGCGATATGTCAATTATCTGCTGTGGTCAAATCCGACAATCAAGGACATGCTGCACCGCGTCCGCCACGGCAACGGCGTGTTGTGGGAGTTACCGATGGACGTGCCCGACTGGTATCGCGACCAGCTCGACAGCGAGCAGCGCAAGAAGATCCGCAAGGGCAGCCGCTGGGGCCATCGCTGGGAGCCGAAGGTGCGCAGTAATCCGAACAACCACATCTGGGACTGCGAGTGCATGCAATTCGCGCGCGCGCTGATGGCGGGCCTCTTACCGTTTGACGTGTCGGCCTATGATGAGCCAGCGCCCGAACCGACCCCCGCAGAGTCTAAGCAACTCGAACGCAAAACCAAAAAGGATCTGCAAGTCGACGACCGACAGCTGATGATGGTGGTCGATGACTAATGCTGTCACGCGCAGCTCTCTAAGACCTATTCACAAACCACTCAATCCGTATAATGACATGGCACAACTCAACACATTCCACCTCTTCGCAGGAGCCGGAGGCGGCATTCTCGGTGACCTCTTACTTGGACACAATCCAATCGGCGCGTGCGAGATCGAACCCTACCCAAGAGACGTCCTGCTCGCCAGACAGCGTGACGGACACTTGCCCACCTTCCCCATCTGGGACGATGTCTGTACACTTGACGGAAATCCCTGGCGCGGATCAGTTGACGTTCTTTGCGGAGGATTCCCATGCCAAGACATCAGTGCAGCAGGTAAGGGAGCAGGAATTACCGGCGAACGTTCGGGACTATGGAAGGAATATGCGCGACTCATTGGCGAGATGCGGCCTCGATTTGTCTTTGCCGAAAACTCACCACTGCTTCGCACTAGGGGACTTGGAGTTGTCCTCGAAGACTTGGCCGCGCTGGGGTATAATGCTCGATGGGGAGTGCTCGGAGCTAGGGATGTTGGTGCATGGCATCAAAGGAAAAGACTTTGGATCTTGGCTTCCGACCATATGCAAGAGCGAGTCAAAGGGGAGCGGGCGCAGTCGGTTTATCGGAAGTTCAGAGTTCCGGGGAGCGAAAATGTCAGAAGGTTTGAGGACCTGCAGGGAAGACCCGATATACCTGACCCCCTTATTCGGGGAGATCGCAATGGGATTCCCTCCTATGTGGACAGAATTGCAGCCATTGGAAACGCACAAACACCTCAATGCGCAGCACTGGGATTCAACATTCTCTCTGAAGGACTAATATAAAGATGTCATACATGACGCTTATACTAGCACTTATAATAGTTGAATCCAACGGAAACGACTTTGAGATCGGCGATAGCGGCGCGGCGTTTGGGTGTCTCCAGATGCACGCTGCCTACGTCCAAGACGCTGCCGAATACGCTGGCAAGGATTGGGTGCATGAGGATGCCTTCGACCGTGATACTGCCATTCAGATCTTTGCAGCTTACATGGCTCGTTATGCAACCGAAGACCGCTTGGGCAGACCACCCACTGCCGAAGACATCGCGCGCATCCATAATGGGGGACCCAATGGCTACAAAACATTTGCGACTGATAGATACTGGCAACGGGCACGGACCGCAATGCGCTGACGAATAATCACCGATCTACACACGCTCACGCATACCAATCCGCCCGGCAGCGCGCGGGCTATTTGACACGGTCACGAAGTCGTATGCGTGTTAATTATCTGATCACCAAAGTATTCATTCGGCAGGCCCTGCTCGACGGCGCCGGCGACCTGGTCACGGATGCCGAGCTCGCGCTGGATGCCTTGCAGGCTTTGCAGCTCGGCAACTACACCACCGGCACCGACTCCGACACCACGCTGATCGCGACTTCCGAAGCCGGCAAGACCTTCCAATTCCAAGTCACGCCAGGCTTATCGCGGCTCCAGATCATGGGCTACTGCGAAGAGGCGATGGCGCGCATCGAGCTGTGGATCGATAAGAATGCGGCCCGCACCGTACCGCTCTCAGCTGCCGCGCTAGTGCCGGCGATCTATGCTGGTCTTTTGACTAAGCGCACCCGCACCCGTCCGTCTTTCTGCTAATCCCATGACTACTATCCTCGACTCTTTCGGCAATCCCGCAGCACTTCCTCCGCGCGTTTCAGCGTCGATCCGTGGCTGGTCTCCTGGTGGCTATAACGCCGCCGCATGGTCGCCCGACCGTGCCCGCATTACCAACGCCGCGACCGATTCCTCGCGCGATATTACTCCCTTCACCCGTGGCCAGATCGACCGCATCGCGCGCTACTTGTGCAAAAACAACGGCATGATCAAGGGCCTCAAGCTCGACTTTGTAAAGTACGTCATCGGCCCTGGCATCTTCCCTTATGCAGACTCGGGCGACGAGGGCTGGGACGAAGCCGCCGACGAGTGGTTTATGGATTGGGCCGACATCTGCGACATCAGCGGCCGCATGTCCTTCTGGGATATGCAACGCGCGCGCGAGTCGAACCGCTTCGAGTCTGGCGATGTGTTTACCATCTTAACGCAAAAACCTTCAGGCTACCCACAGCTCAAACTAGTGCGCCCACATAACGTCCGCAGCGATGGCGAGGATGGTTATAACGACGGCATCAAGGTCGACCGCCACGGCGCCACTCAGCGGATCAAGTTTCTCCAGCCTGACGGCACCTATCGCACTTTGCCTGCGCGCTCGGTCGATCACTCGATGATGATGGAAGCCGGCGACGAGGTGCGCCAAGTCTCGGCCCTGCACGCCGCGATCGAGCACTGCCAAGACAGCGCCGAGATCCTCGGCTTTGAGAAGCTAGCGATCAAGGACCACAGCCGCGTGTCGCGCATCATCAAAAAGGACTACAACGGCTACGAAGACGAAGACGACGGCAGCGATGTCGAAGCCCAGCTCGAAGCCGTGGCCTCAGGCTCGCCGCGCGATATGTCATCGGTGCCTTACGAGAGAGTCGTCGGCGGCGAGATTATCCGCCTCAACGTGGGCGAGGATATGAGCAGCTTTGCGAGCGATCGCCCTGGCACCGCATTTGCAGGTTTTCTCGAGCTGCTCGGCCGCGAGGTCACCGCCTCGACTGGCTGGCGCTACGAGTTCAGCTGGAACCCGACCGGCATCCCCGGCACCGCGATCCGCCAGATCCTCGATTCTATTTCGCGCACCGCGCTACTGCGCCAGACCTGCGAGATCCGCAGCACGCACCGCCTGCGCAACTATGCGATCGCCAACGCCATCGAGCGCGGCGAACTCGACGCGCACCCGAACTGGTACCGCGCCGACTACATCCCTGGCGCCCCCGATCCGTCGATCGACAAAGGCCGCGACGGCAAGCTCGAGATGGCCCAAGTCGAAGCCGGCCTGCTCAGCCGTAAAGAGTTTCACGGTCGCCGCGGCAAGAGCTGGCGCCGCGTCGAAGCGCAAATCCTTAAAGAGACCGAGCGCACTAATGCCGCTGGCCTCGATCCAGATGGCACTATTGTCGCTGTCGATAACACAGACGCTAAGACGAAGGTCGATGCGTACGGTATCGGCGTCCGGGCTGGTGTGATCACTCCACAAGAAGACGACGAAATCTACCACCGCGACTTACTCGGACTTCCATCTACTAGCGATGCTGTAAAGAGCTCATGGAAGGACGACGGCGGTGCACGTCGCCCAGTCACTATCCAAGCAGGAGAAGACTTAGAAGCCGAAGGCGAACCCGCCGAATAAAACTTTATGCCAAACTATCCCCACATCCTCGCACGCCTGCGCCGCACCGTTTGGGCCTCTACTCCTGAGACGGTCGACGCCGTCGGCGCGCTGCTCGATGCGGCGATGTCTGGCCACCTCGGCTCCGACTTCAGCCCGCCACCTGCTGGCACCGCGTTGCCAGCGATGAGCGCCCAGGCGGCGGCAATGTTTGGCGAGAGCAGCGCCGCGGCGGCGCCTTACCATATCCACGGCAGCACGGCGGTGATCCCCGTGTTTGGCGTGGTCGGCAAGCACCTCTCCTCGATGGAAATCTTTTGCGGCGGCCTCGATGTCGATGCGCTGTGTAGCGTAGTCGATGCCGCAGTGGCCGACGAATCGGTCGAGCAGGCGGTGCTGTGGTTCAACTCGCCAGGCGGCGTCGTTACCGGGGTGCCCGAAGCGGCGCGGCGGATCGCGGCTGCTAACAAGATCAAGAAGCTCTACGCCTACACCGACGGCATGTGCTGCTCGGCCGCTTACTGGCTGGCCGCACAGTGCGAGCATATCTTTGCCGCGCCCTCGAGCGATGTCGGCAGCATAGGCGTCTACCTCAGCTGGATCGACCAAACCGAGGCCGCCACCGAGCAGGGCCTCAAGCTCGAACTGATCAAAGCCGGCGACTTTAAGGCGATGGGCCACCCGCTCCAGCACCTCAGCGACGACGAGCGCAACATGCTACAAGCCGAGGTCGACGAGATTTGGTCCATGTTTAAAGCCGCCTGCACCGCGACGCGCACCCTCGAGGAGAGCTCCATGCAGGGGCAGACTTTTAGCTATGCCGCGCAGCTCAGCACCGGTCTAGTCGATGCCCATGTCGATAGCATCGGCGAACTACTCGCCGATCTCGCCGCTGCGAGTTGACACCCTCCCGAACCTAGAAACCCAACCCAAACAAAAAATGCCCAAATTCATTTCCAACGAACGCCTCGCTTACTTAACGAGTCTCGAAGCCGCTGCGCAAAACATCGCCGGTACTGATATCAATCTCGAAGACTGCGCCGACGCAGCTGCGCTCGAGGCCATGCTCGCCACTGAGCAGCCCGACCTGCAAGCGATCGGCGATTCTGCCTGCGACACTTTGTTTGCCGATGCTGGCATCGAACGCGGCGAAGACGAGAGTCACGAAGCGGCGCTGGCCAATCACCTGGCTGAGTCTGCGCTGGCCCAATCGTCTCTTACCGAACTCACCGCCAGCATCAATGCGGCGGGCTTAAAGCTGCCAGTCGCCTCGGCTGATACAGCGCTCACGCCAGAATTTATCACCAGCTACATCTCCGAGCAACTCGAGACGATGATCAGCAATAAGTCGATCGCTACGGTCGCCGCTGCGGGTGCCACTTCTGAAGAGACACCAGAGACATCCGAGACCGACAGCACACCACAAACTTCCAGCGAAATCGCGGCGCACTACGGCACTCTGTCCGGCAGCGCACGCACTGAGTATTTCGCCGCTAATAAAGCCGCCATCATGGCCGAGCTCATCAGCTAACATTCTCCCGCCGCTCGCGGCATTTCACACACCCAAAAACCACCTCACAAACATGGCTAATACATATCCAGCAGCAACTCTCGCTGATATCATCATGTCGTCGGAAATGCTTGCGCTTCAAAACAAGCACCTTCCATTCGACAAATTCTGCACCGATTTCTCCAACGAAGCTGTCGCAGTTTCTCCAAACGGAACCGGCGCACGCTCCACGATTCAAGTCGACCTCGTCGGCTCTGGCTCGACCGTTCAAACAAACCCGACTAACTATGAGTCAGGCGATGCCACCGTTACAGCTGTTTCGGTAGCGATGAACGAGTACAGCTCCGCATTCCACATCACTGCTGCCGAGCGCAACAATGGCCGCAAGCTCGAGAAGCTTCTCGGCGCTAACATGCACGGCCTACTTGACAAGCTCGACTCTGTCGCTTCGACATTGTTCACCGTCGCCAACTTTGGCGCAGTGGTGCTCGATAAAGATCCGACCACTGTCACCGCAGCCGACATCAAAACACTGATTGCAGCCTCTGGCAAATACAACCAGCGTAACCTGATCACGGACGCCGTGTTCTGGGCGCAGTTTGCCGCGACTAGCGACAAAAACAGCCTCGGCGTAATGGACGGAGCCTACGGCCTCGACTCCATGAGCTATGCGACTGACTGGTCCAACGCTGGCACAAACGTCAACGGCATCATCGCCGACACCACAGCCCTGGCTTGTGCGACACGTTTGCCGCTCAACGACGACGCAGTGCGCGAAGTGATCGACATCGCGTTGATCGAACTGCCAAACGGCATGACAGCACAGATCGCACAGTGGGTATCCACAGCGAGCCGTGCGACTTGGAACTCCATCGACATCGTCGCGGGCTTCCAAGTAGGCGATGCGACCGCAGGTGGCATCATCGAAGACGGCACAGCGTAAGCTGTCCGCTAAGTTTCAGCACCGGCGGGTCGATCCCGCCGGTGCTTTTCCTTAACCTTAACTTTTATTATATATGGCAAATCCTTATCATCTAGTCGTTGCCCGTAAAGGCAGCAACGTGGCAGTCGTTTACTGCGGCCCCTCCGAAGTCGAGGCGATGGCCGCTGCCATCAAAGTCACCACCGACAAGGCCAGCGAGGTCGATGTGTTCCTGCATCCCGCGCCGAGCAAAATCGTGCAGCCCAAGCCTGCGCCGCAGGCCAAGCCTGCTGCCAAGAAGGCCAGCCCTAAAAAGGCCAGCAAAGCCGCCGCCGAAGAGCCCACCGTAGCCCCACCCGTGGATATCTTAGACGGTAAATAATTTAGCCCACTGCTAATATCCAAACCCTAAACGAGCCCCGCACCGCACCTCCCGCGTGCGGGGTTCACTTTTTTATAATATGACGATTAAAGCCACCATTCTTAACCAGATGATCGTCGCCTCTAAACAGCGCGAAGCGATGGACGGCGAGACGATCACCTTCCCCGGTGCAGTCGGTGCTAAGGTCGGTATTTTCTCGGCGCTCGAGGAGCCGTTCTACACCGAAGAGGCGGGCACCCGTCCGCGCGAGCAGCTCCAGGCGACGCTGCGCATCGATCAATTCCTCGCCAACCCTGCACTGTTTGATCCCGCGGTCGACTACCGCAGCACCTTACCCGCGCGCACCGTCAAGGTGCTGCTGCGCGGCCGCACCTGGCGCATCGAAGGCATACCCACTACCAGCCACATCAGCTGGCAATTTACCCTCACCGAAGCGCACCCGCGACCATAGCACATGTCCGCCACCAGCACGCTCGATGATCGCCAGTTCCGCGCCAGCATCGCCGAACTTTCCAAGATCAGCGGTAAGACTTATGTCGATACGTTTAAACTAGCCGGCGCCGGGCCGATTATCAAGATCCTCGCCAAAGATAAGGCCGCAAAGCCAGCGGCGGTGGCTGCGATTAAGCGCTCGGTCACCCGCCAAGCGATGAATTCTTTTACCGGCTCGGTTGGTCAGATCATGAGCAGTAAGGATGGCAAGATGTGGTTCCGCTCTGCGTATAGCGTAAAGAAGCGGCTGGTCTTTGATAGTGGTCCCTCGCGCGGCTGGCACCTGGGCGATCGCGAGTGGTCCGACTTTCAAGTAACAAAGAAGGAGCGCACTAAATACATCAGCGCCGAG